ACGCAGATAGCGGACCGAAGTATCTATCAAGACCTGGTGCAAGCACACACATTTTTAATGTGGCTGCATTGAATACAGACTCTGATGTGCTGGTCATTTGTGAAGGTGAGATTGACACGATGATTGCCACACAAGTGGGCTTTGCTGCTGTTGGTTTGCCTGGTGCTAACAACTGGAAGCCGTTTTATACACGAGTCCTTGCGGACTGGGAAAAGATTATGTTGTTTTGTGATGGCGACAACGCTGGCAAGGAGATGGCTAAGACAATCACTCGTGAACTTGACAATGTGTTCCCAATCTTTATGCCTGAGAACTGTGATGTGAATGATGTGTTCCTCGCCGAGGGCGCAGAAGGACTACATAAACGAGCGGGTGTTTAAACATGGCAAAGAACTCATCATTTGATTTAGACTTTGGATACGGCAGAAAAGGCGAGCAGTTAGTAGAAGAACTGTTAACCGAAGGCAAGACTATAGAAGTCAAGCGTGACCGCAAATGGTGGGTTACTAACAATCTTTACATTGAAGTTGAGTGCTGGTTTATGAAGTCTAAATCATGGGAGCCATCGGGCATCATGGTTACTGAGGCTGCATACTGGGCATTTGTATTAGAAAAGGGTGTGCTCATGGTACCAACAAGCCATGTGTTGTATGCCATTAAAGAGTTTGGGCGCGAGATAACATGCGAGATTCCCCCGAATAAAAGCAAGGGTTACTTGATTACAGTAGATGATTTGTTAACAGCAATGCGTAAGTTAAAGAATGAGAAGGAAGAACCCAAAGATGGATGAGCAAGATAAAGTTTGGGAAACTATCTATGGCACAGCACGACAGGTTGCATCGCGCAGTAACCGCATCCATCGTGGACTTGTAACTACTGATGATGTGTACCAACACCTATCTTTGTGGGCATTAGAACACTGGCACAAGATAGAAGAATGGGAACAGCAAGAGTCGTTGAAGTTTAAATTGCGCCGTACTTTCTACAATGAAGCACAGAAGTATGTTGCAAAAGAACGCATGCACCATTCACGCACGCCTATGTCTGACAGTTTTTACTACACCCATGAGGTACTGCATGAACTGTTGCGTGATGTGTGGAATCATGAAGGGTGGACAGATACAGCAGACTTAAGCAATGAGTATGTGTCTAAGTCAAGCAAGCCAGCAGAAGGTGGCAACCGAATGGCTTTGCTATCTGATGTAGCGGCAGGGCTAAAGCGTTTAAACGATGCAGACCAGGCGTTGCTGCGGCTAAGATACGCTGATGGTGGCATGGAGTTTGATGCTTTGGCTGAGGAATACCAAGCAACAGAGGAAGCCATACGCAAGCGTGTCAAGAGAGCGCTGACTAAGTTGCAAGATAGATTAGGTGGCGAAGCACCCGTATGGTATGGGCGTAGGCGCAATCGCACTAACGCAGAAGCACGACAAGAGGTGAGGGAACAAGAATGATTATTGGTTTGAGTGGATACGCACGCAGTGGTAAGGATACAGTTGCTGAACTGTTGTGTTTGAATTATGGATACAAGCGCGTATCATTTGCTGACCCAATGCGTGAGGCACTGTTGCGTTTAAACCCTACTATCAACCATGAACCTCTGGCTCATCTGGTGAATGATTATGGTTGGGATGTAGCCAAGACTAACCCTGAGGTGCGCCGTTTGTTACAAGTGTTTGGCACCGAAGTTGGTAGAGAAATGTTTGGCGAAAACTTCTGGGTTGACTTAGCGTTTAAACAAGTGCAGCAAGAGCGCGTTGTGTTTGCTGATGTTCGCTTTCCTAATGAAGCACAAGCCATCATCAAAAGAGGTGGGCAAGTGTGGCGTGTACAGCGTGAAGGACACAAGCCTGTGAACTTACATGCATCTGAAACTGCAATGGATAACTGGCGCTTTGATGATTTGATTTTAAATCATGGCAACCTTGATGACCTAGCCGATGAAGTCTTTATGTTGGCTAAGCAAAAAGAAATTAACTTGGCATAAAAGAAGAAGCACCGCGAGGGACTGGAACCTCAAGCGGTGCTTCTCTGTTGTAGCCTATCAGACTACGAACGAACTAGCGAATCGGTAAAGTTATTTGGGTCTGTCATTGCCCAACCTAACTTCCTACGAAGCGTTGTTCTAGTATCGGGTGTTGTGCCACCCCATACCCCATACCTTTCATGAGCCAAGCCCCACTCCAAGCAAGCACTGACAATGGGGCAGTCCTTGCATAGATTTTCATAGAACTTTGTCTCAACCTTTGTAAACTGTACAACCTCGGGATAAAACATCTCTGTGTTTAAACCTCGGCATGCACCCTCTGACATAACTTCTCCGTTGTAGTTAAGCCGAAAGTATTTCAACCCATCTATAACTTTTTGTTGCATTATCCTGTGGAACTTAGGCGTGCTGGATAGTTTGGGTACCACCTAGTACCATCCTCTTGAAAGACTAGAAGCATACGCCTTGCAGATATTGCCTCCATATTTTCTTTCAATGTACGCAAGCCCTGCATCCACTTGTAAGTATCCGTCCTCTGTTTGCTTGTGTCCAACCAAGCCCCATGTGACTGGCATTAACTGTGCGATGCCTGCTGCTTTGCTTTCCTTGTTCAATGCTGCTGGTCGCCAGTTGCTCTCTCGTGTCCACAAATCATGCAGGCATGACCACTGTTCAAGCCGTCCATCTTTGGTGAGTTGGTCTATGGCGTAGCGTTGGTAGTCGTTTGTGTAATACGCAACAACTTGACCTGACATCGGTGAGTGTTTAAACGGAATCACTGACTTGGAATCGCGGGGAAATAATGCGATTGCTAATACGAACACGATGACTGTGACCAGCCACAACCTACCGCTAGGCGTTAGTCGGTTCATACTCTGCTTCAATCTTGTTCTTGTCCGCGCATACTTTCTTGATGAACGCGAGGATGTCCTGCGGTATGTCTGTGTCATTGCCTTCTCCATCATCCTTGCCTAGCACAATCATGTTGCCAAGCATCATTGGGTTATTGCCGAACATGAAAGACAACGCGCTCGCCACTGTGTTCAGTGGTAGTCCAAGCAGGATGCCTTCCTCATTTACATAGCCTGTCAGTACTTCATCTCCATAGTAATCGTACATGTGAACAATCTCAATCAACCCATTGACTGCGCCTTGCATGTCTTTGAGTCCATTGAAATCCTTTTCTTCATAGGTTCCATCGGGGTAAAGCACTGCACCTTTGGGCATCTGTCCGTCTCCTTTGATTATGGTTTGCTTTATTTTTATCTGTGTTCTTTTAATAACTACCTTACTTGGAGTCATGTTTAAACTCACGACCGACTTCTAACTCTGCGCCAATCGCGTTAACAGCATCTGATAGAGCCTTAAAAAACTCTACCTTCTTGTCCTCACTGAGGTGTGCCACCATCTCGGATGTAACCTCTGCTTTCCACAGCGTTGTCATGAGTTCAATCCCTTCATCATTTGATTTAGTTCTGCGTAAGATAGTTTATCGTCAATGAATGGCACACTGTCAACAGTTTCTTTCTCTGTTAATCCAGCATGCTCGACCCATGATTTGTATGGGGTGGCACCTTTGTATAGTTTCATAAAGTCAAGGGCTGATAGGTAAAGTTTGTACTCGTTGTTGATAATGAGTGCAACATTCCATGTCTCGTAGTTTGCCCAGCCTTGGTAGGTTTGTTTAGTAGTTGGCATAGCGCACCTCAATCTCGTCAATCCTTGCTTGGATTAGGTCAAGTAAAACACAGTATAATTTTGGGTCATCGAATAAAGGGTTCTCTTGTGCCCTCTTGTACTCCGCCCGCAAAACTTCTAACTCATCCATGTTTAAACACCCTCGCTTTCTAGTTCTTGAATCTGTCGCTTGAGATTAGCGATGCGTTCTGCTTTGGTTGGATGCACCCTGCCACCCATTTCAATGACAAGCGCTCGGTACTTTGCTGTGTACTCATCATGGTACTTGTGGCATAGGTGCTTAACCGCTAGTTGCTGTGCCTTCTGATGTATCCGTACCTTTACAGGGTCTCGTTTTGCCACTGCCATTTACTTGCCCACCTTCTGTGCATCCTTCAAGATTTTAATTGTTCTGCGTAGGTTCTTGTTGTCGTTACTTAATGCATGGTTGCCCACGATAAGAGCGATGAGTGTTCCTACCAATACGAATAGCAGAATCACGATAGCGAATAGGTCTGTTGAAGTTAACATTTGAATCTAGTTTCCAATCTATTTGGTAAGCAAGGTTGCTTACAGAAAGAATCATCTCATACTGTATGCAATGCGTGTCAAGTACATTTGAAAACTTTTTTAAATTATTTTTTTGTTTAAACATAACCGCATCTATCTTTTAGTTTTACCTGCGGTAAAACCTACCTTACCATCCGTGTCAAGTACCACTGTTTAAACATTTAAATAACAGTACACATACTTGGGTGTCAACTCTTGTACTGTTTAAACGCTATGCAATTAGCAATCCCTGGGTGTGAGTGCTAATTGTTTAAACACAACTATAGTTATTTGGGTGTCAACTTTTTATGTGTTAAAACACATAATGCACCCAACGATTTTTGTTGGGCAAAAGAAAAACCCCCGCCAAAGCAGGGGCTTTAGCAGGGGTTTCTTATTCGGCTCGCCTTCCACGAAAAGCCGAAACTTATTTAGAATAGGTGCGAGTCATAGTAACTTGCATGCTCGCTTAACTCATCCTCATACTTTCCGATTGCGTACTTGCGCCAGTCGTGACTGATTGCTGAGCGGTAAGGCTTGAACTTCTGATGCTCAATAATCTTTCCGTTCTTAACCTTGAAGTACTCGCCTTCCTCTGCTGAGTATGACCAGTCAAGGTCTGAGCCAAGCATGATGCCTGCGTTCTCGATTGTCTCCTCTGTTGAACCATAAACCAGCGAACCAGTAAGGGTCTGACCTATCCACAGTGGGCTGTTGGATACACGAGCAAGGTGCAAGGTGTCGCCTTGGTCTTGGGTAATCCAAGCCAGTGCAGCACTACCTTGGATGCGTGTCAGTACCTCGGCAGGATGTTGACCTTTAGTAAAGGCAAGCAATGCAGCGACAGCCTCTGAATCTACTTGACCGATGCGGTCAACCTTGAGTTGTTTAAACAGTTGGTCATCGTTGCTGATGTGTCCGTTGTGAGTGAGTACGATTTTGCCACGAGGAATTGGGTGGTTGTTGTCGTTAATGGTTGGCGAACCCTGAGTTGCCCAGCGTGTATGCAAGATTGCAGTTGTTGCATCCTTGCACACATTCTGACCAGCCTTGGTTGCGATGAACTTAGAGGCTGAGATTGGTGCCTTAGTAATGGCACGCTTTCCCTCCTTGTTAATCCATGCCACACCAGTGGCGTGATAGCCACGATGTTCGATGTCGAGAAGCATCTGCGATGCTAACTCTGTTGTATTGACATGATGCTTTGGGTTAAGGCAGAAGCCTGCGATTCCACACATTTATTTATTCTCCAGTCTGTTAGGTGTTGATGTTCTGATTGTATCACGATTGGTGCGCGTTCCAATAACCTTGTTTAAACAGTCACTTGCAACGAGGTAATCTGCATCTGATTTGGAGTAAACCCCAGCGAACTTGCGCCCGCTTGGGTCTACACCTTCCACGATGTATAACAATTCGTTACTCATTGCTATCTGTTGCCAGTAGGTAGAAGTAGTAAACGATTCCAGCGATTGTCATGAACAGAAGCGCACGACCATCTGTGAAGAATGATAAGTCCATGTTTAAACACCCACTGTTCTTAGTAGTTGCAGGATTACAGCATCCTGTGCATCCAGCACTTTATTGTGATGAGTACGGCATAGGTGTACCTCGCCTCCGAATGGGTGAGCAATGGTGTAATCCCTTGTGTCGTTACAGTTTTGAGCATCGCACTTCATGTTTAAACACGCTCCTTCGTAGTCTCGCCACACTCTTGGCATGACCAGTAGATTCCGTCTTGGCTTGATGAATAGTCAACGCTTGCGCCACAGTCTTTGCATCTCATGTTTAAACACGCTCCTTGTAGCACTTGTCGCACACTTGGTAATCGGTTAGTTCATTCTGTGAGTTTACATCTTGGTATTGCTTTGTCGCTGGCTTGTTACACCATGCACACAACCCAACACGAGTTCCCCACTGCTTTTCAATCGTAATCATGATTCCAGTCCTATCTGTTTAAACAGTGCGAGACTTTCTCGCATCTGCTTGTGCCTGCCGAGGGTAACGCTCCCTCGCTTGCCCACTTGGGGCAGGCTGTCGGCTTACGCCTGACCTTGTAGACTCAAGGCGCGTTGCTTGAGGTATTCCGCTGTTCGTACATCGAGGTTGTCCTGTGCGATTTCATCGAGCAGGGTTTGGATGTTGTTTAAACGGATGTCTGTTCGTGAGTAGGTTGCTCCGAGCAGATTGTTGCCCTTGCTGTAATCAATGAGTCCTGCAATGAACTCTGCCCAAGCAACAGCCTTGCGACCATTCAAGGTGCCTTGGTGTAGGCGAACCTCGATTGTGCCATGGCGGTCAAAAGATTCGAGGTTGAGAGACACATAGCGGTCACCGATTCCGATTCTGCCTGAGCGAATTTGCTCGGCTGTGCGGTGAGCCTCCTCGATTGTGCGGACCTTGCAGAAACGATTGTTTAAACGGCTTGGGGCAACCAAGGTGCCGATTGTCTCGTGTGCTGTGTGCCAGTTGATGTAAAAATTGGCAAGCGCGTTGAACCTATCGTTGAGCGTATCGCCAAAACTGTCGAAACCGATATGGACATGGTAACCAGTTGAGCGGTCAACCCTTGCGCCTGCATTTAACAACAAGCGTGCAACAGTTGATGCCTCGTTTAAACGGGCATCGTTGAGGATTGGAGAAACTACCTCCGCGCCTTGGATTGAGCCGTCATAAACAGCCGTCCACTCGGTTGAGAGGACATGCTGATTGCGAGGGGCGAGACAGTTGATTCCGCCCTGAGTCAAAACAGTTGAGGCGGTGGATGGGGAGATTCCGTTGACCTCGAACTCGAGTCCGTATGTGAAAGTAGACATGGTTTAAGCCTCCACTAGAGATTGGTTGCATGCAGGGCAGATTGGGGAGCCAAGATTCACGAGAGTTGAGCGAGAAACTCGGGCAATGTAGTTGTCGTTTAAACAGGCAACCTTGATGAGGCGAGTTGATTGTTTTGGAGCCTCGGTCAATTCGATTTTGGCGTGAGGGTATGCACCAAGGCGAGCCAAAATTGGCTCAACCCATGAGGGCAAGGACTCGAGAGGCTTAGCAACCGAGGCAGAGGCTCCGCGCCAGTTTCCAGCCTGAGCAACCTTGAGCAGGGGCAGAATTAGACGGGCAACAGTCTCGGCATCGTCCACAGTTGGAGCCACAAAAATCTCGGCTGTGAAATCGGCTGAGGCTGTTGGAGGCACGATTGAGGCTGAAACAGCCTTGCGCCCTGATTTTGGAGGAAAGCCACAGGAAAGGCGAATTGCAGATTCCTCATCGCCTCCGTTTTGGATAGTTGAGGCAAGGTGAGGGCGTACAGCAATGGCAAGGCTTGCCAGCCACTGTTCGCGGTTAAGTACAGGCATTTGGTGCATCCAGTCTGTCGGGGGTTTTGCCGACATGGAGAAATTTAGGGCATCGGTTTAAACACTGTCAACAGATAACGGCAAAAAATATAAAACCGCAGGTCGCTACGCATAAAACTTTTTTGCGACACGAGGCTTTTGGGGTGGATTTTGTGGCACAAAACAGCCGACAGCGAACAGCAAAAGTTTAAACAGTCGTAAGTTACCGATGAGTAACAAGGCTAAAGTCAGTGCTATACACTGATAATTCGTTTCTTACTGTATCGGCGTAACTCTAAAGTGTCGTTAAACAACTGACTTTAGCGATTTACTGGCGAGTAACTTATGGCGGTTGTTGAACTTTCAACTACTTGCGCTGTGCCTGCATGCTGGGGGGGAGCGCGATACTGTGAAACAGCGCGAGCCTATACACAGTCAGCGCCAGCCCAAGCCCTAGCCCTGCCCTGTCCTAGCCAAGCCTGCATGCATAGCCTTGCAAGCAGGTGCTTAACTGTTTAAACAGCAAGCATTGCAGGTGGGTGAGTCATCACCCCAGGGTTATTAAACTGCTGGTATCGGTATCGGTATATCTCTACCTACATAAATTTGATAGTGGTGGGGGTCTGAGCAGGACTTTTACCCATAAGCAACAGTGTGATGTAAATCACACGCTATAAAGTGTCCAATAGTGTCCTTCTGGACACCTATAGTATAGTGAGAGGCGAAATTATCGGAGCCTCTCTACTACAGTACAGCGCCCTCTAGGGGCGCACCCTAAATGAAGCCCTAACCTTCGGCTTCGTTTAGACTTCGCCTTCGGTTAGAGTTTGCCCCAAAACTCACCACAAATGGTTTTGGAGCATGCTATGGAAAGAAAG